TAAAGGGCACCCTCGACTCAAGCAACCCCAACTGCGACCTGTATCTGCAGTGCGACGCCACACAGAGCGGCGACAGCTATGAGTTTGACGTGACAGGCAACATCAACGACCTCGACCTGCACGCCCTCAACCTTTACAAGGGCGTGTGCCGCGGCAACGGCATGATAAAGGCCAGCGGCAGCATGAACCTGCGCCGCAACCTGTATGACGTGAAACTTGACATCAACGACCTTAACTGGATGGCTCCTACGCTGTTTATCGACGCGCTTAACGGCAAGTACAACAACGACACGCGATGGATAAGTCGTGAGGATTTTTTCCGCTTGCGCGACACCGACCCGTATGTGGCGGTAGTGTGGTCGTTTGGCAATAACTTGCGCGACTATCTCTATTCGCAGGAGATAGAGCCGCTGAAGAAGGCTATACACTATGCCATCTTCTTCTCCGACTATTCGCTTGGCAAGGCGTTAGGCCATGACCTGTCGTTCATAGACCCTATCAAGGATGTGCAGCGCAGATATGTTGCCGTGAAGCGGTATTTCAGCCAGTACGGGCATTTCCAGCAACAATCACTTGAGGGGGGGGGTACGATGCAAGTCGAACACTATGCTCGGACAGCAAGACTCAACTCTATTCGGGGGGGGCAAAGTACAGCTCCAGTCATGGTGCATGGGCGGACAGAGACTCCGCGACTTCAGAGTGCCGAAGCAGTATGCCGGCTCAACACCAACCTCCAGTCATTCGGGGGGGGCAAGCGCGTCAGTCAGATTGGAAGCGACAGAAAGAAGGCTCAATATCTCTCGGAATATCACCCTCTCGAAAGGTCAATGGGGGGGGGTGCTCAACCGACAAAACAAGCGGCCCTCGGAACTGCAACACACGGAATGTATCAACCGGGTGTCTGCAATCAAAAAAAAAATATGCAAGCGACCTTGGGAAGCCGAGCACCGAGAGCGAGCCAACAGCATTGCACAGGCTTCAGTATCGGGAGCGTCAGCACAGTCTGCCAACCATCAGGGGGGCAGAATTTGCCCATCACAAGCAGTGTGCTTGACTATGCCGAGGTGGAGATACCCAAGGACAGCGTGATATATTGCGACATTCCCTACGAGGGAACAAACGTATATAACGGTGCAGAGCATTTCGACTATGAGCGTTTCTACGAATGGGCGGAGCGGCAGACTGAGCCGGTCTTCATATCTTCCTACCAGATGCCGCCAGACCGCTTCGACTGCATACAGGAATGGTCGCATCGCTCCACACTCAACGACCGTGTGAACAATGCCGTAACGGAGCGCATCTTTGTGCCACGGCACCAGGCGGAACGAGGGAACATCGTGAAGCAACTGTCGCTGGATTTGTTCAGCGAATAATATAAGGAACAACAAATGACACGAATATCACGAACAAAAACGACAACATCGGAAGAAACTGAAGAAACGGAAAGTTATCAACATCGGAAAAACTGAATAAACGAAAAGTTATAAACATCGGAAGAAACGGAAGAAACGGAAAGCATGATAAAAACTTCCGTCAATTCCGTCAATTCCGATGTTCTAAAATCATTCGTGCCATTCGTGATATTTGTTGTTCCACTACATAAACACAAAACATTTAGATGACTATGCAACAACCCCATCAAATCTACCTCACGCGCTTTCAGCAGCAGTCCCTGTACATGTGTGCCAAGGACGAGCGCGACATTGCGGCCCGTCGTGTGGGCAAGACCGACGGACTGGTGGCTCCGTATGTGTGGATGTGTTCCAACTCCATGCCGGGTATGCTGGGCGCATGGCTGGCTGTGAGCCGTCAGCAGGGATATAGCAAGACCATACCGGGCACGATGGCTGCCATGGAGCGTATGTTTGGCTTTACCATCGGCATACACATGGGTTGGGGGCGACCGCCTAAACATGCCCGGCCGAGCATCTTCAAGCCAAAGAACTACGATAATATCATTTGGTTTGCCAACGGCGCACAATGGGCGATGATTTCGCTGGCGCAGACTGCCTCTGCCAACTCCTACACCTTCTCGGCCGCCGTGGGCGACGAGTGCCGTTTCTTCCCCAAGAAGAAGATTGACGAGGAGTTTACGCCTGCCCTTTCGGGTCAGACCCACCCCACGGGCGACATCAATTTTACCGACTACAATCCGCTCTACAAATCCACCCGCTACGTCAGCGATGCCTCCCTCACCGCCAAGGGCAGTTGGCTGGAGAAAGAGGAAGAGAAGCTCGACCTTGAGATAGAGGCAGGGCAATTCAAGGGCAAGACCTACCGATGGGTGCAGGAGCAGTTGGAGGACTATGCCGACAAGGTGATACGCTACAACGACCTGCTCTATAATGCCAAGAAATCGGGCCACTCGGTGCATGTGGTTCCGGCAGACGTGCGGACGATGATACGTGCCATTGCACTGAAGATGATGAAGCACGAGGGACAGTTCCGCATCATGCCCAACCACGGACTGCACGTCACAAAGGCAATGGTGCAGATGGCCGTAACGTACAAGTTGGTGGCACAGGAGGATGCCGAACTCATCTACGACCACGAATACTTGCTCACGCCTGAAGAGGACTTTGAGATGCAGATGTTCCTGCGCTCAAAGAAGTTTCAGACGGGCTATCTGCGTGAGCTTCGCCGCTCTGCCTTTGTGGTGCGCCGGGCCAGTACATTAGAGAATATCGACATTCTTGGTGAGGACTATATCCGCCAGATGAAGCGCGACCTGCCTGCCTACACTTTTGCCGTGTCAATTCTGAACATCAAGATAAAGAAATCGAATGACGGTTTCTACTCCAACCTCGACATTGATCATGTCCACGGCTACATTCCAGATACGATGGACCCCCTCTCGCAGGCAAATTTCAATACAGTAAAGGCTACGGGCATCATCGACGGCAAGAAGATTACATCAGAGTCGTACCAGCCCGACCTCAAGGAGCTGTCCGAGCGCAACGATTGCCGACTGGATGCCGACTGTGACCCGTCGCTGCCTCTCTACATTGCGCTCGACTACAATGCCAACATCAACACCTTAGTCGTTGGGCAGATGTATGAGCGCGACGGTGTGATGGCAGTGAACGTGATAAAGTCGTTCTATGTGAAGAACGAGCGCAAACTGCGTGAGCTAATCCAGGACTTTTCCAACTACTATGCGCCCAAGCGTGCCGTCAACCGCGACGTGACTTACTTCTACGATGCCACAGCCAAGCAGGGCGCATCGTATGCCACCACGGACGAAAGGTTCTACATGACCGTGACGCGCGAACTGCAACGCTACGGCTGGAACGTGCAGGGTGTGGACATGGGTGTGCCGGAGAAGCATGTGGTGAAGCACAAGATTATCAACGAGGCTCTTGCGGGCATCACCTACCCTGCCATCCGCATCAACCAGCCGAACAACCCTGACCTTATCATCGCCATGCAGCTCTGCGAAGTAAAAATGGACTACAGCGGTTTTCACAAAGACAAGTCGCAAGAGAAGAAGCCGGAAGCCGAAGACAACCTGCCTCTCCAGCAGCGCACCGACTTCACCGATGCCTTCGACACGCTCTACCTCGGACTAAAATTGTTCCGCGGACGGATGCGTTGGGCTTTTATGCCAAGCGGAAGATAAAACAACGAATAACACGAATAGCACGAATGTTTCTGTTGAACATCGAAAAGAACGAAACAAACGAAAATGTTTTCTGTCATCGAATGACACGAATGAAACGAACCTTTCCGTTTATTCCGTTTCTTCCGATGTTGAGAACCATTCGTTTCATTAGATTCATTCGATGAAAAAAAAGAGGAGCGCGTCATCACGACGAACTCCCCCCGCACAAATGTCTAATTTTATGTGGTTTTTATCTTAATTTCATTTCTCGCTGAATATTCTCACGCTCTTGCACATTGCGTCCACGACCGTCTGTCTGTCCTCGCCATTCTCCACACACGCTTCCACCACACGGGAAGCCACCAGACCGATAACAGTGGCATAGTCTACAGGCTTCATTGGCCCGTCCTTTTGCAGGACATACAATATCTCGTTGGCCTTTTCGAGATAAGGTTTTACGTCTTTTTCCATTGTTTTGCTCTATAAATTTTCGTTTCCAAAAAAGTTGTGCAGTGGTATAAGTTTTCCTTCTGTGTCATGCGTCTGCACCAGCACCCGTTGCTTACGTTGTACGGCGACTGCATCATGTGAGCCGGACTACGTTCCCTTGGCCTTCGGGACAATTCCGTTCTGCGGCCTTACGGACTATCCGTCGAGATTGCCGCTATCGCCAGGCTTGGTGGTAGTGCCACCTGTTGAAGAACCGCCACCGTCCTGTGTAGGCTCGTCGCCCTCACCGTCCTTGGTCCATGAAGTCTTGGCAGTAGCCACGGCAGCGTGAACCTCCTGACTTGGATAGAAAGCCACACCAATCTTGTGCTCCACTGTCGACTGCTCATCGGCTGTCTCCGTCCATGCGCCGCTGCAAGAGAAGCCGATGTTGCCGATACCCTTCAGCTCTACATTCTTTCCTGCTGTCAGAGCCTCACGGATAGCATCGAGCATCAGTTCAAAGCCCATGCGGAGCTCAGCCTTGTGCATGGTAGTGTTTCTACTTGCAGACGCCAGCAAAGAGTCCATGTCTGCTTTTCCGTTGGACTTAACGGTTGTACGATAGCCCATCTTCTTGGTGGAAGGGTTAATGGCTTTCGACTTCGACAATTTCAGGGTCATTCCCATAGTTGTTAAAGGTTTAATGATTTATACTCGGTATTTACCCAAATAAACTATTACTATCGTTTGCCACAAACAATAGGTATTGTTATGACTAAACAATAGGTATTGTTGCGGTCAAACAATAGGTATAGTTTTATCCTTTGAATACCTTACCTGCAAAGTTACACTATTTCCATAAATCCCTAAGGACATGCCCTCGCCTGCCTCTCGGCCAAAGCACCAGCAGGGCGAGCATGAGCAGCAGCAGCGCAGCCACCGCCAAGGGCAACCACACGGGCAGCGTTATCAGCCACCACGACCAGTTCACCATGCCCGTGATCTTCAGAACCAACAGCAGGTAGAACGGTGTGCCGCACAGAAGATAGAACTTCCACGGCTTGATAGGTTTGAATTGTTCCATTGTTTTACTCTGTAAATTTTTCTATATTCGTTTTATATAATCCCTGAAGGTCAAAATACTCTTGCAGGTCGGCATCGTCTTCGGGACTTCGCAAAGTGTAGACCTTGCCGCATCAATATCCAGTCAAAGGTTTGCTGAGAGGTTCTATCACATGTTTCTCTTTATGCCAAGAAATATCATCATCATGTCCGCTGTCGTTTTTGTCTCCATACTTCAGCAAATGTATCATCTTCTTCTGCATTTCATAGAGTACATCCATTGCAGGATGTCGTGTGGTATATCCGTTTACCACATACCCACCTGCACACATCTGATAAGACGCTCCGTCAAGCCTGTGTCTATACAACGTGAGACCGTTACGGGAGCACAACTCCCTCAAAACCTTTCTCGTTGCGAATTTGCCCATATTGCTCTATAAATGTTTATATGTTCGTTTTACAATTCCAATAATATCTTTATCTCAAGGTTGCCCCCCCGAAGGTATACACCGTAGGCGCAACGCCCTTCGGGGAGAACACTCTGCGCGACTGCTCAAACTTGCGGTCGTAGGGCGGCACGGTGAGCATGCCGAGGCAATGTGTATGGAGGTGGCTATTCATCTTCATTATTTCTTTCCTTTGCTTCTTCCTCCTGCTGCTTGTCGTAGCGGTAGGCGCAAAAAATAAAGTAAACGCTAAGATATTTCTTTTGTCCTAATTCATGCTTACAAGCACAGCAATCTTTTGAGCCTACATCACATCCTGGTTTGTTCGGACAGGTTTCACCACACTTCATGATGTCGGATTCGCAATGTCGGTTAATTGCATTGAGTAGTTCCGCTTCGTGGTGTTTGTATTCGGCCACACTGGTACGCGCCTCGTTGCGCTCTATCTGAAGTTGATTGCTTAGCTTTTTCAAACTTTCGTTTTCGCTCATCAGAGAATCCACAGACTTCTCATTCGCCTGCTTCACCACACGGTTGTACTCACCCGTGAGCTGATGCACACGCTGCTCCAGTTCCACATTCTCTTTCACCATCTCGCCCAGTCTGCGGATGAGCGCATTGTATAGTCCTTTGTTTTCTTTCATAATTGCTCTATAAATTTAAGTTGTTCTTAATCCATTTGCAGAAAAAGGCCATTCAAACTTGTGGCAGGCACACTATCCAGGTTTACGAAATATGCCACATCCGATGTGTTCCAATCCCGGTACGGACTGCCATCCTGCCGAAAGTCAAAAACATCAAGAACACGGAAATCATTGTTCGCATATTGAACGAAAACATTGGCTCTCTCGTTCTTCGCCTTTACGTCTTCCAGATGTTTGTGTCGGAAATTGTCTATCGCACGATAAAACTCATCATCGAGATACATATAACCGAATTCAAAGCTGCGCATGTGATCTTTAAATTCTTCGGTCATCGTCTTTCCGTCTTCCTCGAAAAGAACCATGTCATCCCAAATGTCATCCAACTTATCACGCTTCGGATTAAAGTACAGAATACTGCCTTCATCAGAAAACAGGACAAAGGGAATACTGAAATCAATATTGAAGTCCTCGTCAGTTATGGGATGCCATAACGACTTAATCTTTTCATATTGCGTGTAAATACTCATTGCTCTATAAATTTTAGTTGTTTCTTTACTGTTGTTGTTCTTCACTCAAACACCATCACCACATGCGGAGTAGTGTTGCCCAGTCCGTCGCGAGGGTCGGCAAAGCCGCCGGGTGGCGAGGCGGTTACGGCATTAGCAATATGCTTGCGCGGTCGGCTCTTGACGAGTCCGTGGCCGTCCTTTCCGCTGCGCACCCAACCGATGTAATATCGCTTAATCATACGCCATCAGTACTAAGTTGTCTTTGCCGACAGAGGTAAGGGCGTTGCTCGTACCCCCCATTAATCTAAAACCGCTGCTCACTGCGTCCTTTCACCGAGTGTTTGCGGTCGGTAGGATTCAGCGGGTCGCGACCGCGAGAAGCGGCTATGTATATTCTTCGCATAACAGGTTGTCTTTCGTTACTGTACTCACTGTGTTGCTCCACGGCTGCGGGTTCATACGGTGCAGCTTGTCTTGATACCGGCATCCGCCACGGTCGCCATGCTCGCGGCGGTAGGCTTTCGCTTCCTCCGTGCGGTAATGCACAAGCACCGCTCTGTGCCTACTCATACGCCACCAGCACCATAGTGTGCTGCCCGTGGTTCTTGCCAAACAAGCCTGCCCAACCGTCGTAGCGAGAGGAGATTGCCGTGGAGTACCCCCCCCCGAATACTCAGACATGCCGAGCGTTGCACGAATGGAATTTGTTTAGTCATACTCTTTTATCAAAAAACAATTACACGCCCAACTGCAAATGGTGATGGTAGGACAGATGCTCTGCGAGAGAATACCCCCCGATTTTCACCTCTTGGACATTGGTAAAACAGATATTTCGTCATAATTCTTTATAATTCTACAAACACCGCCAACTGCTGCCCGCACGTCAGGGCGTTGGCCAGCCGGCCACCATCTACCGTTCTCGCCCTGCGCAAGGCTGACGAGGGATAGCTGATGTCGCACACACCGAAGACGGGACAGTCGGCATAGCCTTGCTCCGTAGCCTGGCGCACACGGAGGAACGTGCTGCCTCCGACATCCACTATCTGAAGGAAAGGGATGTTGTTATCGGCATATATCCTGTAGGTAGAACCATCGGGATATATGCCGTAGGTCTTTCCGTTTCTGGTGAACGTGCCGCGCTTATAGGTGGGCGTTTTAGTCATACTCAATCAATATCTTTGGTTTATCCACATCGTGTCCTCTACCCCCCCACTTATGCAGAGGGCTATGCCGTGCGGCGACACGATGATGCCGTTCTGCGAGGGCGAGTATTGGCCGAGAACGATGGGGCGGATTACCCTTTCTGGCGGATTATCGGTTTTCATCTTTCGGACGGCGTTTCATGTTTTCTTGGAACAACAAGGAAAACTCTTCATCCATCAGTTCTTTATTGCTAAACGCCAAATGCGCTTGGCACAAATCTTCCTTGATATTTTCTAATGTTTCTTGAAGTTCCGATGGCGTTAAATCCCAATACGTATATCCGTTTTCTTCAAACCATTCTTCTTCATAACAAGAATCATCAAAGCCATAATCACCACGCATCCACATCTGGAGCCACGTCTTGAGGAACATTGCCGCATCGTGTGTAGGCGGAAGGTCGAACTGCATGAAGAGAGCCTTGTCGGTGTCGTTGGCTTTAAGGAATTTCTCCACGGCATTGTCTTTGAGGAAAAACCTTTCTGTCACTTCCTCTTCAAGCACATCCTCCAACCTGGTCTGCAAAGGGAAGCCTTCGGGAAACTGATAGTCGAAAGCCACATCACGGCGCATGGAGAGGCAGAACACGCGGTCGCGGTTTTGCGGCACACCGTAGTCCTTGGCATTGAGCCGTGCCCAGCGGTTCACATATCCCAGACTTTCGAGTTTGGCGAGCCACTTCTGAAAGTCGGGCATAAACTTCTCGCTCACCAGTGCCGCCACATTCTCCTGCAACAGATACTTGGGTCGCAATACATCAATGGCATCCGCCACACGCCGAAGAGCAATGCGCTTCGGGTGTCGGAGCCTTCCTTCAGTCCCATCTGCTTGCCCGCCTGACTGATGTCCTGACAGGGCGAGGAATAGGTGAAGAGGTCTACCTCGCGACCTTCGAGCGACTGCTTCACGCTGTGCCAGTCTATCTTGGTGATGTCGCCAAGGGCGCGGTCGGCATATTGCGGAAACACGAGGTCGTGCATCTGGCAGGCATACTTGTCGATGTCGCTCCGCCCTATACACGTCCAGCGGAAATCGGGATGTTCCTCCTTTAAGGCGTCGGCAGCCATGAGCTGCGAGTCGTAGCCGCTGAAAGTGGTGATGATGACCTTCTCGCCATGGTTAGCATCCACCGGCATCTGCGGCAGCGCATCCTCGGGAAAGAAATCGTCAAACATGGAGAGCTGCGCCTTCGGCTTCGGCTCCTTGGGGTACCACAACTGTGCATAGATGGCCTTGAGTACATCCACCACAATAGAGTTGCCCGCCTGCTTGTACTGCTGACTGGCTGAGATTACCATGTCGGCATCTTTTTGCTTGCCGCCATTGTCGGCTTGCCCACGGCGCTCTTTCATTTCCGCCACGGTGGTCTGCATCGTGCGGATGGTATCGTCGCGCACACCCATCAGCCGGAAACACTCCTTTGGCGTGAGCTTGCGTATGGCATAGCTCTTGATGGTGCGGTCGTTGAAGTTGAATTTTGTTATCATTGTTTGTCTTTTTTGTTATTCGTAACAGATGAGCGCTCCTGCATCATGCACGTTGCTCCTCACACATCGGCTAACGTGCCAAAGCGGCCCTCGGTTGAAGGCATCGGTCACTTGCGATAGTACCCCCCTACGAGAGGAATGTGGTAGTTTATCTTAATCATATTCAATACAGATTCCCCCCCCCAGTAGTGCCGTAGTTGCCGAGCAACAAAGTGCGCGAGCCGAACTTGAAATATCCGGCAAGCACCGTCGGGGCGGTGTGGTCTTTATCCACGTTCAAAGGTAAGAGTTTAATCATACGTTATAAGGACACAGTGCGGACGCTTGTAGTCGGTGGCACGGAGGGCAGGAGCGACAGGCTTCCACCCTCCCCACTCTACCTTATGGCTCAAGGGATGCACGGAGAGTTGGTAAGTGGTCATTTGCGAAAACACCAATAAACGGTCAAACTATCGAAAAACTCTGAATAGAATGTTCTGAAACCGTGCATCTGTAATGCTACACACAAATCTTCCACATCAGGATAATGCTTTTTCACATCGGAAATAGTGAGCTCCGTTTTTCCGCTTTCAGCAGTCTTTTGCAGCGCGGGCTGTATCTTCTCAAGTGAAGCACGACATTTATTATCGAAGGCTTCCATGCTCTTTTTTCGTAGTTCTGACGGCTCTATCATAGTTTCTTTCTTCGCTTTGTCCGCCAGCATAAAGTGTCGGCAACCTATGATCCACGACCGCAGGTTGATGTAGCCTTTGGTGTCGCCATACTCGATGTTGGCATCGCGCCACTCGGCATAATCGTTGTAGGTGAAGTGGGGCGTCTGGAGGATGATGACCATTTCCTCGGGTGTGAGGATGTCGGCATCATCAAAGTCGCAGGAGCCGCCTATCTCGTTGCCTATCCAGTACCATGAGCGCGTGTCGTCAAACAAGCGGTGGTTCACCTGACGGGCAAGTTCATTGCAGGACTGCTCGAAAGCTGCAATAGCCATCTGAGGAGTTGTTTTCTTTTCTTTCTGCATAATCATTATTGTTTTTTATTGTCATCGAATAACGCGAATGAAACGAACCTTTTCGCATCGGGATGTTTACATCAAAAGAAACGAAAAGCGTGTGCCATGATATTTCTTTAACATCGGAATGAACGGAATGAACGGAACTTTTTGCTTCTTTTGTTCCTTTTGATGTTTAAGAAATCTTCCGTCATTTCTGTTGCTTCCGATGTTCGTTTCATACGCATCATATAATGCCTTTATTTCCGTTGTCAATAGAAGCGTGCACCGGGAGTCTCGATGTCGTCCATCGTCTTCACCTTGTGCCACTTCTTGCGCTTCGGGGCCTTGCCGTAGACATACGACACGAAGAGATACTTTGGGCACGCCACATGAAAAGGTGAGAGGTCGTGCTGATACATCTCCGAGCTTTGCTCTCGGCAGGTACACCCGTTGTGGTCATACGACACACAGCGAGCGCAGGTTGGTGGGGTATGTGCGTTCATATCACTGCTTAAAATTTTAATCATTTGTTGTCTCGTCCACATCGTCGCCCTGCACTATCCGCAGTCCGTGTTTGATGGCAGTAGCCTCCATTCGTGGCGAGCGTTCGGTCTGGCTGTCGTAGCATACCCAGGACGTGTGGTCGGGATCGGCGAAGTAGTTGTGCTTGCGTATCATCTGACTCTTCTGCGAACCAGCCGTGCTGCTCAGTTTGTTGAGATTGATGCGCAGATTGGTTTTCTGTTCCAAGCCATAGAGCACACGCCGCCTTTCGCTCTCCCATAAATCCTTGTGGCGTTCACCACGTTTTGCCATCACCTTCTTGTATTTGCGGGGATTGTTCTTTTTGAGTTGTTTGAAAGGATGAAAACCCTCGGCACGCTTTCGCCGCGTTCCCTCAATGCAAGCATCCGAGGGGCGTTTGCCACGGAGCGAGTCGTAGTAACCGTTCTTCTCGCAAATCTTCTTCACGTCCTTGGCATGTTCGCGACGGATAGCCTTCATGTCCTTCTGCAAACCCAACTCACGGGCGAAGCGGTGGCAAGTGGCGTACGACAGACCGAACCATGTGCATATCCTGCGGTTTGAGTGAATGGGGAACAGCTTGCAGAACTTCTCCTTCACGTCGCCTTCCAGGTAATACTCCATCGGTCCGGTGCCGTTGTGCGGTCGCGTCGGCACCTGCCACTTCGCCTTCTCCGTGGGCTTACGGAATATGCGGGTATTGTTGAAACTCATTTTATCTCGGGTATCACACAGTCAAGATTCAACGAGCCGTCTTCCTCAAAGCGGAAGTCAAAACGGATGTCATCGACATTGCACTTGCCTTCGAGCGCATTCTTCAGACAGCCAAGGACGCAGCGGCGCACATGGTGCATCATCTGGGCATCGACGGGATGCTTGGTCTTAGGTGTGAACGCGGCGTTGAAACGCTGGCGCAGTTCCAGCTTGCGCTCCTCATACATATCGTTGGTCTTGCGGCACTGCTGATGATACATCTCATATTCCGCTCCGAGCCGTTTGCTTTCTGCACGCAACTCAGCCACCTTCTTGTTGATGTTGGCTTCCTCTGCCACAATAGACTGCAACCGGTCGTTGAACGGTTGTGCAGCCTTGCGCTGCTCTACATTGATTGCGTTCATGCGCTCATCAAACTCCATTCGGGTCATTTGCTTTTCCATAATCTCTATAAAGTATTAAAGGGTTTGTTGTTTACTTGGTTATTTCTTTCTTTATCTCTCGCGCAGTGAAA